AGGAAATTGAACCTGATACCTGGCTTAAGGTGTTAGGCATTGTTGCTTCTGTAGGATTGGCTGGCTTGGCCATGAGGAATTTTGCTTCTAAACCTCTCGAAGGTCATGGAGCTGTTCTTTCTATGATTCAAGCTTCTGCACAAAAACCTGAAACTTTTGTTGAAAAAGACAATAAGTATCAGAAAGTGTATACTCAGCATAGTCCTGCACCCCGAGCTAGCGTGTCATCACGTATTGATGATTTGGAACGAGCCATTGATAACAATTTGTATACTGTGGCTTACCAAGAAATTGACGAGGATACGCGAGAGCCTTTGGGGAAGAAGTTCTGGTGCAATGCATTTCCCGTTGAAGGCGTTGTGTGGTGTACTACCGCACATCAGTTTGAAAAAGGAAAGTGTTATTTGGCCAGTTTTTGCCGACACCCAGGCCTTGGAATCAAGAGGTTTGATGTGATGTTAAACGACGCTAATTTGCGGTGGGCAAAGGATGCGGATGTCGTTTTTATGGAAATTCCGGACGGTGGGTCCGTGAAACCTTTTTCTAAATTCATGGTAGATGACTTATCTAATTTCACTGTTGAAAAAGATGCCCCCTTGTTCATTTACCATCTACACAAGGAGTTTGCTTTTGGAGAGAAGGAACACAAAAACCCTTCTGATACCAAAGAGACTTCTAAGATTATCGAGATTAAGAGAGAGGCCATGAGTTTCCAAGGAGTGCCAGTCGGAGAATATGATTTGTTGAACTTTAACGCCCCTAACCATGCGGGCAAATGTGGTTCAATGATCTTTCTGGCTGGCCGGAATCCAATTTTGATTGGTATCCATGTTGCTGGTCAAGGTGAGCGGAGTGCTGCTGCCTTGATTGATAGGACAATGATTCCCTCTTTTGAGGGTGTGAAAGTTGCAAGTGAAGAAGACTTGCCTGAGGCTCTTTATGGAAAGAAACTTGAGGTTGGACCTGAAGTACATCCATGGAGTCCTGTGCATTACATTGACGATCCCGAAGCCAATGTTAAAGTTTACGGACAACACAACTTTCCACTTTCTCGCTTTAAGAGTGATATTGTTGAGTCGCCTATGTTACCAGCACTCAAAGAGAAGCTTGATTTTAAGCCGACACACACAGCTCCTCCAAAGAAAGCCGCAATTCCATCGCGCAGGAGGCATCTTCTCAATGTGAGTAAGAAGCTACCTCCTCCGAATCCGCGGTATGTGAAAATGGCTATTGCAGATTTCAAAGCAAAGTTGGCAGATTTAGTTCTGACCGATAAATTTTTGCAATTTGTCCATCCCATTCCTTTGGAAGTTGCTTTGAGTGGAGACCCCGGGACTAAGGGATTTGATCCAATCAATCCTAAAACTTCCATGGGTTTCTGGCTCAATTCTCCCAAGTGGAAATTCTTTGCGAAGAATAAGTTAGAGGATATTACTGGTTTGGATACTGTTAAGTTCGTCACACAAGAGGTGGTTGACGGAAAGACAATATACAAATACACGATTGAATTTGACAAGGAGAAATTTGATGTTGAAGCTGAATTGGAAGAAGTTTTGGAAAAGCTTGCTGATGGACGTCGGGCCAATTTGATTTTCAGATTGAATTTGAAGGATGAGCCTATCACACACAAGAAAGCAGAAGATAACAAGGTTCGAGCATTTGCTGGAGCCCCTGTCACTATGGTTATTTTGTGTAGGATGCTGACTTTGCCTTTGATCAATATGATGTCCCATTTCCCAGGTGTTTTTGAGAGCGCAGTTGGTATTGATGCCACTGGTGCTGATTGGGAATGGCTGTACAAGTACATGGGAGAATTTGGTTGGGATCGCTGTGGCGATGGCGATTTCGAGAAATTTGACGCTTGGTTGCGTGCTAATTTTACGAAGGGAGCATTTGACATTATTCGAACTATGCTTGAAAAAGCTGGTTTTAATGAATTGTTAATTTCTGCCTTTGATGGTTTAGCTACTGAGTGTATGTTCCCCATTTATGAATCAGATGGTCTGATTTATGAAGCTTTTGGCTCCAATCCTTCTGGACACTCTCTCACCGTGATTATCAATGGATTGTGCAATGTCCTCTACATGAGGTACGTGTACTATTCATTGCACAAGGTAGATTGCCCTGGAAAGATTCCTTTGTTTCATGAAGTGATTCGTTTGATGACGTATGGTGATGATAATGAATTCAACGTCAAACCAGAGGAAAAACTTTTCAATATGCAGTCTATTCACACTGAGCTTGCCAAGATTGGCGTGGGTTATACTGATGCGAATAAGAAGAAACCCGAGGTTCCATTCAAGAAACTTGATGATCTGTCTTTTTTGAAACGCTCTTTTCACAAGCATCCACAATTGAAGAAGGTGGTTGGTGCTTTGGAGAAAGAGTCGATTTTCAAATCGTTGTCTATGACCCATAAACCAAAGAAGGGGCAGAAGGAGTCGATGGCTGAGATTTGTGCTTCCAATCTCAATGGTGCTTTGCGTGAACTTTACTTTCACGGTGCAGATGAGTATTACAAATATTTGCCCGTGTTTTGTGAAATTGCACGAGAAACCAAGGATCCGGAGGGACACAAAGTCATTGATTATTTCAAGCCCTTCACTGAGGATGAAATTCGAGAGCAATATGAACGTACGTCATGTACTTATGATAAGGCGTTAGAGGCACTCGAATGTCAAGCAGGTGAACTTGATGATGAGATCAAGATTGTTGACTGTGTTCCTTCTGGAGCAGCTTATACTGTGAAGAAACAGAAGTTGAAGCGACGCGAGCGTTTCTACCAAGAATGGGAGATTGAATTTGGAGTCAAAGTGGTTGATCGATGGATGGAAACACCATTTCAACCCCTTCCCCACTTCGTGCAAGGTGATTTGACGTATGCTTGCATTGATTGTGCTCGTAAGAGATTTGGGTTGGGGATTATTCGCAAATGGGTGCTTATTGAGGAGTACTTTATGTATGCGAGAGATGTCGATTTCATTCGATACCACAACATGACAATGGG